GCCGGTGCTGGTGCCGGAGCAGGCTCTTGTACAACAACTCCTGGCTTCTCTGTTTTAAATAAACCTAAAATCCAATCAATAATAAACATGATATCCTCCAATCATATAGTTTGTATGTTAATCTTTATCTTTTTCGATAGCTTTCTTAACAGCTTTACGGCGGTTATGAAGATACTCGTCAGAAGAATCAACATCACCGTCATTGTCAATGTCAGCGTCTGCTTTTCCTACTGGATCCAATTTCTTTTCTTCTAGTCTAGCAGAAATTAGTTCAGCTAGCTTAGATTCAATTATTTCTTTAAATGACATTATCTGCTCCTTTTCCAACCAAGCTCTTGAAAACGCTTGACATCGTTTGGCCCAATATATCTTACAGTGCCGTTATCGTTAGTCATTTTAACATGACCTGCTGGTACTTCGCTATATCCGCCTCTGTCTTTAATTTTTTGAGATGCAGATTGAGAACCTTTAAATCTCTTAACGGCCCGTTTGTCATGCTCTTTGCGTTTTGCGTCAGTATAGCCTGGGTCGTTTCTCTTTCTATCAGATTTCTTGAAATCCTTAATCGCTTTATCTCTATATCTTCTTAAGAGCTCAGGAGATAATTCGTCGAGTTGAGAACTTTCACTTAATTTGTCACGCAGTAATTCTTTTTCGGTTTGAACTCTACGATAAACATCATCTAATCTGTCAAGGATGCGGTCAATCTTTTTAATAGCTATAGCTTTAGTATTGTTATCAACATTTTGTTGACGAATACGTCTTTTCTCTGCTTGCTTCTCTTCAGATTGCTTATCTAAACTATCTTGATGCGCGTCCAATTGCTCGATCTTTTTTCGAATTGCTTCTTTTTGAGAATCATCCAAAGCTTCCGCATAAAAAGCTTCAAACTCGTCGTCAGTCATTTCTGCAATTTGTTCAAAAAGTTCGTCGTCAACATCTTGTACGATGAAATCTTGAATCGCTTCTGTAAGCTTAGACTCAATTATTTCTTTGAATGACATTGTTAATATCCTCTTAAAAATATTTAGTTTATTATTTATCTAAAGGAGTAATCCGGATCTTAAGATCGTTTACTCCCTTTATAATTCTGTGGTATTCATTAGCATCAATTCTAAATTTCATGCCCGGAACAATTAACCAAGGTAACGCATTTTCCCACTGAAATTGCCAACCATCTCCTTCAAGGATTTCAACTATACGATCTTCATGATCACGATGCCAAACATATGTTGAATCCTCTGCCCCAACATCAAATATTCGTACACCGTTATCATGATCCTCGTAAGGATCGGTATGAGGAGCCCAATTCATTATAGTAAGCCTGCAATCACCTTAAGTGCATCAATTGCCTTTTGTGCTCGAATCTTATTTTCTTCTAACCCGAGATCGTCGCTAATTCCTTGCAAATCGAGGATGTCTTCGACAAGTTCTTCATACTCACCTTGACTGATGTTACCATTATCAAGTAGTTCTTTAAGTTCTCTAACCTGCTGTTCAGCAGAAGCTTCCCAAGCTCCAATTTCCATTACTTTCTACTCCCAAACACTGCAAGTGTATCAGTTGTTATCTTATGTATGTTCTGTCTTTTAATCTTACAATAAGTGTTCGAAGGATCTTTTCGATCTCGAAGCTCTTTAGTCATACTGTTAACTTCTTTGTAGATGTTTACAATATTTTCATTTAGTCGATGAGTAGCATATACTTCGAGTTGTGTAGAAAGATAAGCCATTCTGCTAAGGTGTGAAGGATGGCACCAAGATTCATCTTTAACTAATGCGCTTTTCGAAACGACGTTTAACTCGACTAGCATACCATATTCTACATTATCGAAGTCACTAGGCATAAATCTATCGATGGCTGAGCAACCTGCTAAACCCAATATTATGCACGTTGTTAATAGCATTTTCTTTACCAAAAGTATGACCCTCCTCCTTTTAGTCCTAGCGATTTCGCATATCTGGGAAGTCTGCAAGCCCAGTATCCCGGCGACATTTTGTCTGTTTTAGTATCGCAATTATGTCTCGCTGCAAAGTTTCTTGCTGCATCTCGATCATTAATTTTTGATGTGAGACCACCCTTCTCATCGCCGAACTCAATCTTTTTGATATTGCCTGTTTTAGTATTTCGAACGTAAACAACATATTTTTTCTTTCCACTAGAACGTTTAGGCTTATTTAGCTCGGGATCCTTTTCTTCTTCGAACTCAATCATTGGTTGCTCAAGAGGAACGGTGACTCCTTCATAGAGACCAAACCTTTCCTCTTTAACAAATTTAGAAAACGTTTTATACGGCATTACTTTTTGTCTACATAAACCTTGAAGCCTTCCTTACGCTTCATTGGTCTTACTGTATACTTTCCATCAGTTGCTTTCTTATACTTATCTTTAATGCGCTGTACTTCAGCTTCATCTCTTACAGTATAGATTGAGCGAGTTGGAGAAACTTTTTGAACGTCACCGAACTTAGGCTTATCTTTCTTTTCTGGTTCTGGGTGATGTTTAGCGATATGAGCTTGGATTTCTCTACGTGCTTGGCCAACAGTCTTACCATGTAGAGATGTCATAGTTTTTCCTGTTGCCTTATGCACAACATCGGTGTCATCACGATAAGCGCCACCAAAGTGTTTCTTTTCATGATCAGACATGCCTTTTCTAATTGCGCGCATAGCAGATTTGTCTTTATGCATCATTTGATGCTTGCCATCTGCGGTTTTTCTAGTTAATGGCGTGTCATCTCCGATAGCTTCAGCTAACTGATCCTCTACAAACTCTTCGATAAGTGTTTTAAAGCTTTCCATTTTTTTATCCTCCGAATTCGTGTCCTGCTACACGTTTCATTTGCTTGTTAAATTCTGCCTGTGAAGGCTTTTCTTTATATAACTTGATTGTGAGATGAGCTTTATCTTTGCCCTTAATTCTCCAATTGTAACCTTTTTCTTTGTGCTCTGGCTTGGTTGTTTTTACAACTCTTCTTTTATATCCATCTTCCCAAGATTCAGAACCTTCTTCAATAGATTCACCATATCTTAAATCATTCATTTTAGCTTTTAAAGAATCCATGCGCTTATGGATACCTTCTAATTCTTGATATCTTTTACCAGACTCTGCTCTATCAGCTGCGTCACGTAATTTTTTCAGTTGGTCATTCATTCTTAACCATTTATCTACGTCGTAAGAAGCTTCTGTAAATTCCTTAAAAGATTTCATTAGCTACCACCAATACGTTTTTGCTGCACCGCTTTTTTCTTTTTTTCGTATTCAGCTGTGTCAGCTGCTCTTTTCTTAAGCTTCTTTGCAGCGCTGCCGGTTTCTCGCGCCCAAGCAGGGGTCGCTTTCTTGCTTGGACCTCTGACACCTCTAGCAATTGCTGCTTTTATTTTAGTGACTGGTGAAAGTTCGTCAAGCTCTACTGATTCTCTCATTACATCTTTAATTTGCTTAATGCGCTTTTCAATATCTCTGAGCTCGTCTTTTAAACCAGATGGCGCACTACCTACGAATTTTCTAATTCGATTTCTCATGCTGCCTTCCGCTTCTTGATTCTTCTTTAATATTCTTCTAAGTCTATCAGGATCATTCTTATACTTTTTATAAGGATTATCAGATCCCCATTGCTCTTCTTTAAGACCGCCCGGATTAAGAGCAAGGTGCTTTGGTAACTTACCTTGTTTGATGAGATCGTTGAGGGTATCAATAAGTTGATTTCCATCTCGAGGGTTTAGGCCCATCATCTGAATAACTTTTTGTACACCCATGTTTCCTTTGCCAGGATTGTCACGTCTCCAATCTAGGTAAAATCTTACCATCTTTTTCATTTTAGGAGCCAATATGAGCCTACGCATTAATTGCATAGTAGTATCTTCGTCAAGTTCGACTTCTTCTTTCATCGACCAGTTGTTTTTATGATTAGCAGGAAGTTTTCTTACTCTATAATCTTTTTTGCTGATCGGAGAAAGACCCATGCTATCTAGAGAGTCGTGAGCGTCTTCTTTGGATCTGAAAGTATCGAATACTTTACCTTTCTTGTAGATTGCATAAGTGTCTGCTTCATCAAGTTCGACTTCTTCAAACGCTCGGCTTTTTCCATAGATCAACTTACCAGTCATTCTATCTACTTTCTTCAAACCCTTACTGCCTTGGCGTTTTTGAACGTGAGCGCGAGCTTTATCTGCTTTCTTATCAAGACGATCCATTTCTTTGTCGGCATCAGGACCGTATGCAGAACTACCGTACTCAAAATTCTTAGCCGCGCTAGATGCAGCAGCCTTACGAGCAAGTTTATGAGAGATTTCATCAAGTTCGACTTCTTCTTTTTGAACTTTTTCTTTTGCCTTTTTTAATTTGGCGTGTTCAAGATCGCGTTTAGCTTGTTCAACATCAATGTCAGTAATGCGACGTTCAGATACTTTAAGCTTTTCGTCTAAAAAATTTTTAAATGATTTCATTTTTATCCACCGAAGTATTTTTGTAATTTCATGTAATCAGTATCTCTTACAAACCCTCGATCAACTGGTATTGTATGAGCCGAACCTCTATACATGAACTCCATAGAGTTATCAGTCTTTTTAATTTTAGATCCACCATTACTGCGTATTTCTTTTTCGACAGTAGAAACAGAAACAGCGCCTTCTTGTAGACTTTCACTAAATGAGTACCTATCACCTTTTCTCTTCAAAGTAGCTAATTGTTTTACATCAATCGTGTCGTTTTTAAATTTTGGATTACGCTTGCGCCACTGCTTAACTGCATCTTCTTTATCTTTACCAGATACTTTAGTAACGTAGTCTCTACCCTTTGGGCCACCGCGAGGAACCTTAATTGCAAACATTTTTTGATCTTCAGCTTCACGAATGATTTTAGCTAGATAGTCACCAGACTTAGCGCGAGGATACATACTGTTGAATGAACGAGAATCATGTCGTTGAATAATGTCAGCAATTGCTTCAGCAACGTCCGTATCAAGACCTTTAATTAATTTTTTAAGATCTTCAAACTTAGCAGCTTTATAGAGATCGTGAGCTTTCTTAAAGTCAGCCTTATCGATACCACCAGTTTTTGCTTTATCGGCAAGAGCCTTGACTACGTCATTGCGCGATTCTTCTATGCGCTCTTTATTCTTAAGACCGATGTCAGTAATCTTTTGACCGGGCGTACCCATTTTAAGAGTTTTAGTAGCCTCGTCCGTGCCCCAGTCTCCGGCGCCCGACTTTTCTAAAAGTTCTTTAAACTTAATCATCTTTATTCCCTTTATGCTTGGCCCATAGGTCCTTATCTGCTGTTGTACGAGTTTTACCGCCGGTGGCGAATGAATTAATACGAGCTAATCCCCACTGCGTAGGAGTAGTTCCAGGCCTATGACCTGTACGCCATGCTGCCACTCCTCGATCAAATACTTTCTTTAAAATACCGTAAGAAATACCAGTCTTTTCGGCTTTCTTTTTGATAGCAGCTTTAGGATTACTTTCAAAAATAAACTCTACTGATTCAGCTAGTTGATCGATGTTTTCTACATCAATAACCATTTCATCTAAAGTAGGTTGCTTTTTAAACATTTTAAAACGACGGTCAAGTTTAACCGTGCCATCCTGCTTTAAAAGCATGTGTGGCTTTTTTAAATATGCTTTTTCATAGTTGGTTGATTCACCAAACATGTCTGCAAACTTTTTGGTGTGTTGCGAAGGCTTAGTCTTTGACCTTGCATCACCTGGAGCTGGCTTATAAGCATCTGGATTGTCGTCATCCATTTTAGCCTGCTTTTTAAACTGGGCTTTACGCTTGTCCGCGGTGCTCTTAGCGAGACCGGTATGATAAGTTGGACCCTCGTTAATGGCAGAAGCTGTATATTCTGTATATGCACTGTCATCTTGCGCTGACTTAAGAGCTTCTTTTACGAGGTAGTGCTTTGAAATGCCTTTCTTAATTTTCTCGATTTCTTTAATTGCGTAGTTTTCATTAACACCTAAGGTAGTAGCAAGATCAATCGCTTTATCTAAATCTGTCTTTTTAGAATTAATGAATGCTTCAAACTTCTCATTAATGTTTTCTTGGATTTTGATATTAGGACCACTAACAGTTGCGGCAGACTTAACTGGATTGGTCGTTTTAGATCCTTTTGAAATACGACTAGCAATACGATTCTTTTCAACTTCTTTTACTTTAGGTAGCATACGTCTCATAAGAATGTCAATTCGAGACGATGGAATTTTAGCTACTCTGTCGTCAATTCGCTGTCTAGCGCTATAAGGAAGATCATCATATTTGCGGGACTTGGCAAATCTTTTCTTAAGAGCGCGGATAACATGTCTACGAGCTCTCTTCTTAAGAACATCGGTTGTCGCTTTACGTCTCATAGATCGACGTCTACCCATAGCAATTTTGTTTTTAAGTCGGCGCATAATCATTTTGCGCTTTAGTCGTTGTTGACGAGTGAGTGCTTCTTCTAACTCAGTTGATTCAAATGTTCCTGCTGGCTCACCTTGTTTCTGATTAATGTCTAATGAAACCCTAGATTTTGGATGTCGAGCACGGATATTTTTCAATGCTTCGCGACTGTTTGGCGCCTTGGTCTTAACGGTCATGGAATCACGTCCATCACCCACCTTGACAAAAAATATTTTATTTTCATCGAGCTCGAAGTCTTCAACTACAACAGGCTTACCATTAATATGAACAATAGGATTACCATCCTTATTTACATTACCGTCCCATACACCTGCTTTGTAAGCCTTTTTAGCTTCGCGATATTTTGGATGATTTTTATTTTCGTCGATAGACTCAACTGCTTCATCTAAAGTCTTCATCCACTTCATAATATCTGTGTATCTACCCGTAACGGCGACGTAAAATATTTTACCCCCTCGTTCTACACCGCTATCAACTTCAAGATTATACCTAGGAGCAGATTTTTCTGCAGCAGTAGCCTTTTTCAAATTATCGAATGCGAATTTTTGAGTCATTTCTGTAAGTGTTTCTTCTGTAATACCCATTCCGTCCCTCACTGCGGTATATACTTTTTTAGCGTTTCTTTGTAGTTTCTTTGGCAATCCCTTTTTAAATGAAGCCACATTACCATCTTTAGCAAGCGCTCTCATTTTAGAAGCAGACATGCCAGTGACATCATCCGCGTCAGGATCTCGTTCACCAGCAGAAACTACTTGAATAGAATCGTAGTTATAATCTTTACCATTGTATTTATTTAATAGAGATTCGAATTCTTTTACACGGTCAGAACCAACAACTACAACTAAATCACTATACTTAGATTGAAGTTGTTTCGCTACATCAATAATAGTACGAGCGTTTGATTTTTGAATAATCCTTGACCCAAACGCAGTTTTTGCGAAAGCGATTTTATCATCATAAGACAAGGGATTCTTTTTGGCGTCTGAAGAATGAGAAAGAAAAATAAGAGGAGTTCCATTCATATCAAGCGCTGTTGAAACTACTTTATTAACAAGTACTTCGTGTCCCGATGTGACTGGATTCATTCGGCCAAAGCTAATAACAGCTGTTCCTTCACGCTTAGCTTCATCTAGCGTAGGCTTAACATCAACATATTTCTTAGGATTGACTCGCTTCATATCACGAGTTTTCTTTTTATTTTTAGGAACAGATTCTTTGCTATCGCCCTTTTCAGGTTCGACTACCTGATCAGGTTCGTTCCCTATAAATTCCTTCATTGCTTTGACTTGGCGCATAGTCGACTCTAGCCTTATTTAATTTAAAAAAGATACATCTACACTGTTATTTATAATTTTCTTGAAAAGAAGATATGAATTGATAGTTTCGGTTTGCGCTAGAGTTCCATATAGTACTTTCACGTATCCAACCGAGTGCAGGAGTCGGGTCAGCTAGTTTTAACGGTACTTGAGTACGTCTTTGCTGTCTAATAAAGTATGCATTATCAACAGCACCAAGTACACCTTTTTGCTCGATTTCATGAACTAAAAACTGAGCAGTGCGTTTGGTCATTGCGTAAGCATGAGCTCCTTCATGACCGTCTATGTCAACAAGCTTTTGAGGTGGGCCTGCTTTTTTATGATTATAATTTTCAGGATCTGGTACTTTATATCCGAGGACAACTATAACTCCATCGGGTATATCTATGCTTGGTGGTTGAACCATAATTGCATCGTGTTCGAGTAGTATTGCTGCCTCATCTGGTCCATCTGCAATGCGTTTCCATATAGCACCATGGCCTGCACTACAGGCATTTGCTTTTTGAGCCGGACTAGGATTAGGAATATATCGAACAGGTTCGTAAAATTTCATTCGTATACCAGTCATGCACCATCCTGCACGACCGGTCATATTTTGGTATCCTTCGTGATACTCCCAAGAGAGTCCTACAGTATCACAAGAGTCAGCGCATATTTTAGCGTATTCTTTCGAAATAGGCGTATTGATTCTGAGTATATAAGCTTTAGTTGGTACTGCCATTTTTAAGCTTCTCATATAATTCAAAGTCTTGTTTAAAATGACTACGCAAGCCTTTCATACACTCTTCGTCAAATTCAATCTCGTCTTTGCGAGATTTACGACTATCAGTTTTATGCATGGGTAGAGGATACTTTACTTCAATTTTTCGTTCATATAAGAAATCAAAAAGCTCTTGCTCAAGGTTCTCATATAGCCAGTATCTTCCTGCAGGTTTATTATTAATTTTAAGTAGATTCGCTTGTACTATAGCCGAGTTTGCTTCTCCCTTAAAAACACCAAGTTGAGTCCATGCCTTATACTCATCTAAACTAGCAGGTCGATGAGGAGCTTTAAACTTTTTATAGAAATAATAAAAGCTTTTGGCTCGATCAACAGGATTACGAAGTAAAGCAAAACAAGTATACTCACGTGCTTGACTCTCAGTTAAAACGTTTTCATCGATTAATTGCTGAAGAGTAAAGTGATAGAATGCGTATGGTCTATACTTACCTACAATATCTTCACTAAGAGTTCCGGGCAAATTGCTATCTTCAACTTCCGTGTAGATCGCATCTGGATCATCTACATTTCGAATGAAAAAATCTGATAAACTACTACTGGCAGTTTTTGGTGTTCGTAAAAACAAAAACTTATATTTGTGAGACAAATACATTATAAAACTCCGTCTGAATATTGTTCGCAAAAAGCATGCATTCCAGTCGATCCCCATTTATGGTCTGCATAAATTTTATCTGGTCCATCATAGCGTTTAGCACCAGCAACATAGAATTGAGGAATAAAGTAATGAGATGGAAAAATCGTCAATGAATCTCTCCACGCTGGAACATGTTTAGATAAGAACTCATTACCCGTTGATCGAAACGGTTGTTGATGTAAGTCTTGTGGTCTGAGTTTATGAAGTTCATCTATGAGCATACGAATAAAAGGGTTGCCAGGATTGCATGCAAAAATTGGTTGGATAAAGTTTGGTCGCCCCTTTTCGTTTTCAAAACAAGTGTAACAATGGTCTGGTGGACTTTGTAAAAGCTCTTCAATATTATTGATACATACCATATCAGCTTCTGCGATAAAGCCACCTTCTTCATATAGCAATTCATATCGAATTAGATCCGAAACACCTGGCCATTGTTTGCGCCGATAATATTCTTCAATCAAGCTTTGATTGTACCAACGACGATTTTTAAGCATAGTATCAGTGAAAATGCTGTATTCCCAGTCGGGATGTTTATCTCGCCAAGTGTACATCCACTTTAATGGAGCTGGCTTTGGGCCGATCCAAATGTGGCTCATTTTCTTTTCAATACTTACATCCATTATCTCTTATCTCTATCGAAGTAAATACAAGTATAAGTGTGTCGATTATCAGTTTCTCCACACTCTAAACAACGCTTCTTTTTTTCTTTATAGTCAAATTCACCGTGGTGTTTATCTTCCCACTTAGCTCTGTCTATAGTTGAATCTTGCTTTTTCATGACAAGTACTTACAAATCCTTTCTGCTAATTGACCGAACCAAACTTCGTCATGTCCACGAGTTGTTTCTGCTGCTGTACCAATACGAATACCAGAAGTTTCAACAAAGCTTCGAGGATCATTCGGTATACCATTTTTATTTACGGTAATACCACGTCGTTCTAATGTATCTGCCGCTTCCCGACCAGAGTATTTACTTTCACTTAGGTCAAGTAGAATAATGTGGCTATCAGTTCCACCAGTTTGAACCTTAAATCCTCGCTCAATGAATACATTACACATAGCTTGAGCATTCTTAATTACTTGCTCTGCATAATCAAAAAACTCTTTAGTATCAGCTTCCACGAAGGCTTGGGCTTTGGCCGCAATGATATTCATAAGTGGACCACCCTGCGTGCCTGGGAAGATTGCACTATTAATTCGCTTAGTGTAATCAGGATTGTTCCATAGAATAATACCACCACGAGGACCGCGAAGAGTTTTATGAGTAGTTGAAGTGACTACATCAGCATAAGGAACTGGGCTATCATATGCGCCTCCGGCAATGAGTCCCGAGTAGTGAGCCATGTCAACCATTAGGTAAGAACTTGTTAGGTTAGCAATCTCACGGAATCGTTTCCAGTTAATTTGCCGTGGGTACGCGGACGCTCCCGCGATGATGAGATGAGGTCGATGTTCAAGAGCCAGTCTTTCAACTTCATCATAATCAATCAAACCATTTTCATCAACACCATAGTTCTTTGCATCATATACTTTACCAGATAGAGTCACTGGCGCACCGTGAGTGAGGTGACCACCTGCAGCTAGATCCATACCAAGGATACGATCGCCGGGCTTAAGGAATGCTTGGAATACAGCCAGGTTAGCATTAGCACCTGAGTGTGGTTGAACGTTAGCGAATTCACAATCGTAAATATCCTTAAGCTTTTGGATAGCAAGGGACTCAATTTCGTCCATGTGTTCGCAACCATTGTAATACCGGCGGCCGGGATAGCCTTCAGCATATTTGTTTGTAAACTCAGAACCACATAATTTCATTACAGCATCTGATGCAAAGTTTTCAGATGCAATGAGCTCAACAGTGGTTTGTTGGCGCTTTAGTTCACGCTGATAAATTCTATCAATTTCAATGTGCATGTAGACTCACCAATTTTTCGTAAGCAATTGACGCATGATCTGCGCCTTCAATTTGAGTATAAGGAATATTTAGTCTTTTAAACTGATCGACGATTTCAAGGTCAATTTGTACACTTTGTACTTCATCTTGAGCACGGCCATCTTGTTCAAAATTTTCTCGAGGGCGGCTCAGCATAAAATTCATATTATCATACATGTTATAACACTCGAGCGCTAATCTATCTATAAGGTCACTATACAAAGGACCTTCATACACTTCTCGATAAATTGGGCTAAGTAGCACAGGCGAATCCGTAATCACATAATCAACTTTATCAGCGAGTCTTAAAATTTTACGATGCTGATGAGCTAGGATCCAAAGCTGATCTTTAAGCATAGGAATATTTCCTTCCCATACACATTCTTTAGCAAATTCATCAGTAAGCTCTACACTATAACCCAACAATTTCATTTTGTAAAATAATCCTGCGGCTGCTGTACTTTTACCGGAGCACGGCCCACCATAGAAATTAATTACTCTTGTTTTTCTCATCATATAAGTCCTTTTGCGAACATTCCCAACTACACCACAAAACTTCACCGCTTTGTAGTATCACCTTAAATTCTTTTCCACAGCGTTGACAAGTACGTGTCACTGTTTTTGCACCAACCAAAGGAAGTCATCTTCGACTTTCCACGAATTAGGACCAAAGTATTCAGTAACAGCTTGTTCAACAGTGGGAAAATGAATATCATGACCAATAACCATTCCACCTGGGCGAACTTTAGGAGTCCACGCCTGAATATCACGTAAACAACCTTCATATCCATGATCAGCATCAATGAATACGAAATCTAAACTTTCATCTGGGATTTGCTTTGCAGCTTCGGTAGTATAATCTTTAATGATTTCAGCACGGCCTGGATATGCTTGGCAGAACCTTACAAGGTCTTGGTAGTATGCATCGTGATCCCATGCGTGACCATTCTCACCATAAGTCCACTTTTCTGGTCCGTTATTTTCTGGTTGGGCTGCATAAAGATCAACGCCAACAATGTGCAGCTTATGACAAGTTTTAACAAGGTGCTTAAATGTTTCACCCATCCATACTCCAAGTTCAGCCCCTTTAGTCCAGCCATTTTTTCGAACATACTTTTCGATAGTATGCCATCGGTAAATATTACCGCCATCGTGGCCACGATCACGTATTCTTCCCATAATAAACTCCTTTCATTTTTTACAACATAATGTACTATTATATATTAATTAGGGCCAAATGTCAACTTAATTAACTTAATGTGTATCCGTCTGTTTTATTTAATTTAATTATCACGTGGAATGGTCCATCTCCAACGATCCTGATATCTCGTTCTGGATAAACATTATCTACAAAACCTACAAATTCATGCGAACCTGAATTAAGCAAGTAATAATGACCATGAACATCAGATCCGCCTCGTTCTTTACGAGAAATGTCGATTTGTTTGTCTTTTTTAGCACCCCAGTAAATTTCTTTAATCGTAACAATTGCATTGTTTGCATCGAACGTTTCGTCATCTGTTGCTAAATCAGCAATATCAATATCAATAGTTCCGCCGGCATTATCTGTCTTATAACATTTAAGAACTGCTTCGCCGTGTGATTTTTTGATGTAGTGCACTTCTGCCATTATTTCTGCCACCCTTTAATATATTCTGTACTAAAGTTTGCTTTGCTGAATTCAAGTCGATCAACTAGCTTGAGAGAACCTTTACCTAAATGATCGATTGCTACAAAACCTTCTTGGCCGGTTACTTCAAACCCTTTATTAGTTTTAAGCAGAGTTTTTAATCCTTCAACATGATTAAGTTTTTCAATAACAATTTGTTTTGCATCAACTAACAAATTATACATGGAGAATATTTTTTCAATATCTCGCATGTTACGATTATTAAAGAACTTGAGTAACTTTTCGCCTACTGCTATTTTGGCATCCTTTGAAGCTTGTCTTTTTACTTTATCTGCCTGTGCTTGATAATATTCTCGAATGTACTCTTGTAGTTCAATAATAAAAGTTTTTGGTTGTCCTATACGTTGACCGTCGCGGACTTTCTTATTTATGAATGTATTCACTCGTGCGTTAAGCTCTGTGTTATTTTTAAATTCATTTAGTACAGTTGCTTTAACAGTACGGAATATACGACCTGCGTCTGAAAGAATCTTAGTGAACGCTTCTGTTTCGGCTTTAGTGAATGTAGCATTACCAGAACGATCCTCGAAAACTGCATCTACAGCCCAGACACTTTTTGTTTCTTTAAGCTTGCTTGCAATCTTCTCTCCAAAACTTGCCTGCATTGATTCAAAGTCACTTCCTCTGTAGACTGTGTGCCATACCACACCGATTTCGGATTCTGAAATTCTTTTACCGAGGTCGCTGTCTGTTGGTACCGCGTAAACAATCGTATTAGGATGGAAAGTAATATACGATTCTCCATCAATAGTTTCTGTTTTAAGATCGTCTTTCGTATATAGGAAATCACCTTGGATTACTCCTTCACTAATTCCAAGCTTGGCGAACTCGGCAAGGGCTACTTTAAATTTAGCCGCGAGGTCACCACTTAGATCATTATCAATTTCTGCATTTGTTTTATAAATTTTTGGATTCTTATTAAATACACCCTTTTTAGCAATAAAGAACTTACTATCACTTGGATCAATGCCAGCAAACAAAGCAGGTGCACCATCCCACTTTACAGTGACACTGACAGGAGCACTAGCGTTCCCAGCAAGCATGTCACGTAAAGCACGAAGATAGTTAAACACATTGCGCGTTCCATTTACTCCTCCGTCGATAACTGCGTCCTCGAGATGAGTCATGTGCAGGTTTTTACCTGCTGCTTCAGTAATGTAAGAACTAAACCTTTTCATATTAATTTACTCGTCTTAGCTGCTTTAGCGGCAGGGAATACACCAATACGAGCATTTTCAATAAACTCTCCAGCAACACGAGCCCCTCTATCACTCGTAAATCGGGCGTAATAAATTGGTTCATACCCACCACTATCGAGGAGGTCACCATTCGAACCTTTATGCGATGAAGTGATTTCGTAAGTTGCGTTACCTGTTAGTTTCTTAAGCTTCATGGTACCTTGGTGAAACTCGTCTACGTTTTCAATCCCAGGCTCACCACCATACTCAGTACCAAACACTGACATATTAATAACAGAGACATCCTTACATGGGCGATAGGCCGAATTGCCACGCTGTAGACCATCAGGAAATTCTTTTTTGAGATCCATTACAAATTGCTTAACTTCTGCATTGTCTGCAAAGGCTGCGTCGGATAATCCACCGTATTGTTGGAATTGAGATGGCTTAGTTCCGGCTTTATGAGAAAGGAAAGCAACCTGTTCGCCTTTAGCATTTACAATCGAGAAATCAGACTTAGGAGCTCGGCGACGACCTGATTGAGGTGTTGAAATAATACCGGCGCATTCGACAGTTCTTCCATTAACTACAAGATTAATCAACGGTTGATTTTCTGTGGCAAACGCTTTTTCAAGTTCTTTAGTAAAATTCTTAAGATAAGCATCCTCAGCTGCGGTACCTGCACCGGCACCTTTACCTCCAAACTCAGGAGTCTTTAGAAATTCTTTAGAGTAGTTTACTCGAACCGGTCTTTTTGTTTTGGTGTCTATTCCTCGGAAGGTGTCACGGTAACCTCGCTTTTCCATTCCCTTTTCAATATCATCAAGATGAGATCTATCGAGAACAACAGCGCCCTTCTTAGTAAGGAAGGGCTCACCATCTTTTACTTTATCGATAAAAACTTGAGTACGGGCACCACCTCTTTTGGTGAGATCAGAGTGCTTTAAATCGACGTAAAGTTCGTTAAGGAATTGTTTAAAGCTGAGCATTTACGATCCTATAATAAGAGTTGCTTTTCTCTTATTTATAATTACGTAAATTGTGCGTCATCGAAGACTTTCTTTTTTCGAGCTCCAAGTCTTTGGCCAATATCAGTTTTATCGAACATAGGTGTGTCATCATCTGGTTTTGATCCTTGACTACCACCACCATTGCCATCGATGTTAATGTTCTTTTGAGCACTTTCTTCTAGCTCATAGATTTTCATTTTAGCTCGTTCAATACCAACAAGGAATCGACGATAGTAACCGAGGTCACCCCAGCGATTCTTAAGTTGTTTGATCATAAGTTGACCAAGTTCATCGAGCGCCTCGGATGTTACCAAACCGAGGATGCAATCAGCTGTGTGAGTAATACCCATTGACTCAGAAGTGTTTGTAAGATCCACGTCTGAGTTGCCATAGCCATCACGATTAAACTGACTAGAAGTAACCACTGCACAATTGTATTCCATCGCAAGACCACGTACCTCCTCTGCTATACTTTTAACTAAGTTATAAGAGTTGGATGCTGCATTACCTTTGACTCGAGCTGATGCACAAATGTTTAGATAATCGAGGAAGATGACATCAGGCTCAAAGTTTTTCTTAAGCTTGAGTTCATTAAGCAAATGACGGAAGTGACCAGAATGAACAGAGCCAGTAGGATATTCTTTGATCACGAGCTTGCCAGCAGTCTTTGACTTATATCGTTGTATGCGCTTTTCATAAACATCACGGGGACACTCAGCAACTTCATCGAGAGTAACATCCATAATGTTAGCGTCAATACGACGACCAATTTCCTCTTCGGCCATTTCCATTGTGATATAAAGTACGTTCTTACCATACATCAAATGATTAGCGGCCATGTGACATTTCAAAAGAGATTTACCACCACCTGTCGTAGCTAGCAATACAGTCATAGACTTACGAGGTAGTCCACCCTTGGTAATCTTATTCAGAATGTCAATGTCAAACGGAATGCGTTCTTCTTTCTTGTGATAGTGTTCATAACGATCTTCAAAGTCATTTAAGAAATCATGACCAACACTGGTATCGAAACTAATACCTAGCGAGTCAGAAAGAAGCTTGGGAATGCTACCCTTGTCATTATCTTTGTCTTGTCCATCGAGGATCAAGATAGATTTACGGATAGCGTTGAATAGGTCTTTGTCTTGGCAAAACTTTTCAGTTTCATTCAAGAGAAAGCCGGGATTGGTTGTAGTATCAATTTCAAGTTCGTCAATGATACTATTTACTTCTTTGTATGCGTCTTCGGTCAGATCTTTACGCTTTTCAATAGCAAGTTTAAGAGCCTCTTTTGACGGAGGCTCCTTGTATTGATCTACATACTCAGAGCACGTAGCAAAGATCTTTCGAAAAGCGCTATCATCGAAATAGTCTTCTTTGAGGTAGGGATAGACCTTGCGGCTATATTCCTCATTCAGAATCAAGTTCGATAAGATCGTCTTCTCTAGCATCTAATTCATCCTTTTCAAGGTTGTTCAATTTAAAACGACGTTCAATGAAAGCTTTAAACTCAGAATCTGCAATTAGACCCTCGAAGAATTCGTCATCAGACTCAATGTCTTTTGCTCGACGCTTCGGTTCAATGATTTCACCTGTATCCATGTTTACCATATTATACCATCCTTGGTTGGCCTTTGTCAAATGGCCGGACTCAAGAGCGAGCTCAAATAGTGAGGACCACTTTTGAATACCAGAATCATAGCGAACAGTGAAAGGAAGTTTAGATTTTTCTTTGACGTATCTTGACTTCTCAATATTGATAGTGAACTTCCAACCAGCAAGTTCAGTACCTTCTTTTTCTTGAGCTTTGGTAATGATGAAAACTTGGTTAGCAGAGTACATAATACCGGTACCACCGGACACCACGTCCTTCGGAAACAGGCCAATCTCTTTGTAGGTATGGTTAATAGCTACGAGAGGAATATCCTTACCAGTGAGCTTAGGTGTAATGATACGGAACAGTGACTTGAGCTGTTTGGCTCGAGACATGTCTGCAACACTCTTTTCGTTTTCAGCATCCTCTACCTCTTTACGAGATGCAAGGTTACCAATTGAATCAATCATAATAAAGACTTTATCACCTTTATCGATTTCGTTCAAACGCTTAGTGGCGTCAAACTTGAGCTGTTCAACATCCTCAATAGGGACGTGAATCACTCGATCGATGTCGATGTCAAAGCTAGCAAGATAGTCAGGCGTTACACCATACTCGGAATCATAAAGAATAGCAACACCTTCAGGATACTTCTTAAGGTAAGCTTTCATACAATACAAACCGAGTAGAGTCTTAAAGCTTTTCGAAGCACCAGCAAGTACAGTGAGCCCAGGTAGTAGACCACCATCAAGGGAACCACAGAATGCAATGTTTACAATTGGGAGTTCAGTGCGAATAGGATCCTTATCGTTAAAGAACGATGATTTAGCCAGTATGGTCGATCCTTTGACCGAACCGGCTTTTAGCATTTTATCAAGTAGGCTCATATTAATCTCCAGTTAATATGCTATGAAGCTTATCAGCAAATGCGTCAAGCTTTTCATAACGGTCAGGCCAGTAAATATAGTCTTTTTCTGGATTTGCTTTGAGATTATTAAGCAGTGGCATGACTGCATCAAATATTAGTTGGGCTTTAGCTGCATTGCTTTCAGCGGTGGCTGAAGTAGTTTCAGCAACCTCGCGAGCTTCTCGTACAACGTCGAGCTCATTTGCATCAACGGCAGTAAACCCAAAATCAAAATCAAGAATAGTTTCTGGTTTATCTGACATAGTGTCTCCTTAAAAAAGGGAGGCGAACCTCCCTAGGTATGCGTTAACCGCGAGCGAGTTCTTTAAAGATCGAAAGATCATCATCGTCATCGTCAGCTACGGGAGCACTAACATCAGCAGCTACTGGTTCTGGAGCAGCTTCTGCTCGTAGGTTACTAAGATCAAGGTCATTGTCTTCATCATTAGACTCGTAAGCAGAAGGAGCAGTTGGTTCAACTGTTTCAGATGCAAGGTCAAGCACTCGATAGAGCTTGGTCTTAAGTTCTGAGTAAGACTTAAAGTTCTTAGGATCAATAAGCTCTTGCAAAGAGTGTTCTTGCTTCCATACAGACTCGAGCTCATCATCGTCATCGAACAAAGGTGCCGGAGCATCAAACTCAGACTTATCGTAGTTTGGGTATCCTTCGAACTGTCGGATCTTCAAACGGAAGTTTGCACCTTCCCAAAGATCAAATGGGTTTACTGGATCCTCGTCTTCGAAAGTAGGATTCATAAGATCATTTAGCTTATCGAAGATTTTCTTACCGAAAGCATACATGAAGACCTTACCTTCGTTTTCTGGATTCGCAGAATCCTTAACAACGTAAATGTTCGAGTAGTACTTCAAGCGACGCTTTTGCTTACGAGCTTGTTCCTTGTCAGACTCAACACCAGAGTTCCAGAGCTTAGAGTTAAACTCGGAAACTGGATCGTCTTGACCAACAGTTGTGAGTGAGTTCTCGATATACCAACGACCTGTAGGGCCTTTAAACCCGTGGTCCCAATATCGTACCCATGGTAAATC